CTATTCTAGACATGGTGATTAATTCCTCACCCCTTATTTTTATACGTTCCTTGTTGGTGATCTGTGGGGTTCTTCACCCTTACTAGAACACCCAAAGGATAAACTCATGGAACCCTATATAATCATAGGTACTCGAAAGTGTACCTACTGTGATCAGGCTAAAAGCTTACTTATCGATAGATACTCAGACTACACATCTTATGATCTTGATACCCATCCTTGGTTAAAGACTCTCTTTAAGATGACCAAGCTAAAGACAGTACCTCAGGTATTCAGGGGTTCTGGTGAACTGATAGGGGGCTATGCGGAACTGAAGGTCCACCTAGAGGGGCTGTTTGATGATTAAGGTCACCTACCTTGATCACATGGGGTCTGATCTATCTGTTGTTAATGCCGCTAGGGTATCCTTTGGTAAGACCAGTGAGATGGATATCACTGACCCCTGTGGTTATCCGAAACTCAAGGGTACTGATGAGAAGCTTATTAAGTACCTAGCTACTCACAAGCACTACAGCCCCTTTGGTCATGCCTTTGCTTCCTTTCATGTGTCTATGCCTGTGTTTGTGGCTAGACAGTTAGTGAAGCATAAGTTCCTCAGGTGGAATGAGATCAGTAGGAGGTATGTGAGTGATACCCCAGAGTTTTATCACCCAGATGTATGGCGTGGTAAAGCTGCTGATAAGAAGCAAGGCTCTGAGGGTGTAGTTAAACTTGAAGGTGTAGATGAACAGATTGTAGATGCCTATGCTGCGGAAGCTCTTACTGCCTACCAAGTACTTCTTGAAGCTGGTGTAGCACCTGAGCAAGCACGTATGGTCCTCCCTCAATCCACAATGACCCAAGTTATCTGGAGTGGTAGCTTAGATGCCTTTGCTGACATGTGTAACCTACGGTGTAAGCCTGACACACAGCTTGAGACACGCCTAGTGGCTAATCAAATCTGCGATAAGATGAGGGAGTTATTCCCTGTGTCGTGGTTATCATTGAGGGGATTATGATGGCTACTAACATCCCAGTGTTATTAATCAGCCTAGAATGGTCATTAGTAATATCATGGTAGTATTTATAGGACTGTGGGAGATTAATTATGACTAAGCGATTACCCCTTAAAGGTGGTGATGAGTATGACGGGCTTACTAAAGCACGTAAGTTCCTCCACTGGAAAGCTGGTCAATTAAAGCGCATCAAACGTGCCTATAACAAACGCTTTCGTAAGCACATTAAGGAGATTAATGATGAATAGTGATATTAAAGTGGAATCTATAACAGATCACGAGGATGGGACTGCCACACTCTCCCTCAACATGGATGCGGCAACGTACCACAAGGTCTTTGAATATGGTTTCATAAAACTTATTACGAAGGGGCTGGATATGGATGTATCAACTAATGCGCCACAGGGATAGGATATGGCCCTGAGAGCCCCAAAGAGGCCCGTACAGCGCCGTTAGGGTTTTTTATGGGTGAGGGTAGCCAAACCCCCCTAATTGGCCCTGTAGGGTCACCTGAAGGTCGTGAACATCAGGGAACCCTCAGATGAGATGGGTTTACTCACCTTGGTTGGGTTATCAACATGATTGATGAACTTCTCCAACTCGGCATCCAGTAGGTCCTGCTTGTGAGCACTCTCCCCTGCTACCTCATCTTTGTTCATCTGTTCCACGTAGTACCCCACAGCCATGCTGAGAGCGTCTAAGCGGTCATCGTGCTTCAGTGAGCCTTTGTCAGTTGTGATGCGGGTCATCTGATAGATTAGCATCTTATGAAACCTTACGGATTGCTCATACTTCTGTGAGGTCCTGAAGTCCTCTTCGATAACCCGTGGGTCAACCACAAGCTTATGTCTCATCATAACGGGTTCTAGGGTGTCGATAATTCGGCGCTCTTTCTGTTTGCTATGACGAACCTCTTCGATCAGCACTGGGTGTATCTTACTGATTACAGGTTGTAGCAGTTTGACGAACATACCATCACCAAAGTTGCTCTCCACGACCACATGGTTAACCTTGAACTTCTTGGCTATATAGGAAAGTTCAGTCAGTGTTGCATCATCATAACCACCACTTAGACCCCCACAGGCAACCACGTATAGGAAGCCATTGAGCATCTTAACGACAGCATATCCTGTTTCATCTGCCCCACGACCACTAGGGTCAATGGACATAACACAGCCAGAGAATTCAGCAACAACATCCCCCACGTTCATTGGTGGGTACATACGATCCCCACGCATTGCTGCATTGGGTAGAGCGTTTAATGCTCGGTCTTCCATAGGACCCCAAGTTAACCTCAGAGGCCCCTGTTCGTTGTCTACGGGCATGATGATAAGATCACGTACCTTCAATGGGAAACGCTCCATATCGGATAGCTGGGTCGATAGCATGAACTGCATCGCAAACCCTGCTTTACCGTAGGATGCCTCACGTTCTAGAAGGTCTTCCTCTTGAAATCGTAGGGGGTCTGTAGGTGCGCTGGTTGGGAGTCCCAAGTCACGGATGAATGGGGCTAGGCTCTCACCGTACTTTTCAATCTCCTCTTCCTTGGGCATCCGTGCTGGCCAGATACGGCATTCATAGCCACGTTCTGGTAGCTTGGCATAGAGGCTATCCTCAGTCTGAGGGGTCCCCAAGAACACCACACGGGATGTAGAAAGTGGTTTAAGAACCGCGTCGAACTCTTTGATTGTCTCAGCTAATTTGTCTCGCATCTGTTGGGTGCCGGAGTTGTTCAGAACCTCAACGTCATCTGCGATAATCAAGTCAGCGCGTGAACCAGTGATCTGTGAGGTGATACCTACTGACTTAACACTGGGAGACTGCGAGGCTGTTGAGGGCCCCACGTCAAAGCTAATCTTAGACTGCCGTTGCTCAGATCGGGGCTTCAGGTACTCTAGACCCTCTAGCTCCCAGATCAATCGCTGACAGAATGTAGAGAAGGCATCAGCACGTTCTTTGGAAGCTGACACCACAAGTATCTTGGTCTCTGGGTCTTTAAGAAGCCGCCACACAACATAACCAGCGGTAAGGTGTGATTTACCTACACCACGAAAAGCCTGAATGATGGAACGCTTTGGTCCATGCTGTAGGTAGTCCGTCATGTTTAACTGTACTGGTGTAGGATCAGGTAGACCAAGGTGTTGGTGGACGTAGTAAATAAATATCTTAAAGTCTGACCTTATTTTTTTGTGGAATGGTGTTTCGGGTATTGTCATTGCAATCCTTATGAAAAAAAGAGGCCCCCTAGGGGACCTCAAATTTTCTTAGTTCTTATTGGGTTATCGGACGGGACAAGCGCCTGTCGCACAATCTTCATCTGATAGATCATCAGTGGAAGCCAAGGTGCTCAGGTCTACAGACCATAGAGAACTTGCGTACTCAGTATATTCTTCCTCAGTTACAACTTCCTGTGGTAGGTAAGCATATCCTAAGTCCTTTGCGGTTTTAGTGGGATCGTTACGGTAGATGAATGATACACCTACATAGCTGTCCCAATTTACCAGAAGCCACTCAATGATCTTTGGGATTTCCAGCGGGTCATAAGAGATTGTGATAGAACAGTTATGATCAACATAATTATCCATTAACAACTTGTAGCGATCTAATTGATCGATAGCTGTTTCAAGATTAACATGCTTCCCATCAACCACATCAAACTCAACATCGTCATAGGACACTGGGAAAGTCACAAGGACACTCTCAGCCTCGAAAGGTTTCTCTACGACTTTGTATCCCGCCTTAATCAGCTTATTAATAATCTCATCGTGTTTTGAGAACGTCACGTTGTTGAAGATGTACTTACCAAGAGGTTTGTGAGCCCCCTCGGTTGTGTCCATGATTTTTGAAAGGGTTCCCGAAGGTTTTTGAGTCGTTACAAGCTTTGCTCGTGGGCGACCCAATTCGTCAGCCATAGAGTCTGCACCATTACGTGCCGAAGACCTCAGAGCTTGCAACATGACAGGCACGTTGTTCTTCCCTTTATGGTGATCAAGAAACTTAACAACACCTGTTCCACCAACCCCACACAAGCGGAGGAATTGGTTTAGCTCGTGCCACGAACGCTGCAAGATACCATCATCCAAGTTAACACATGTTTGACGATAATTAGCCCGTGCAAGTATCCTAATAGCCTCCTGCAAACCGCCAAAGTCAGCCTTGAACTTACCCCAATCTACTTCAACTAAATTGCAGAAGCTCTTGTTTCCTAACAACACTTCCGCGCAAGGATTCAAGCCTTTAAAATATGGTGCTCTTTTCAGCGCAGCCTCTGCATTGATAAATCCTGGCTCGGAACCACCAGCCGCAACCATGCGATCAAAGATGTAAGAAAGCTCCCACTGTGTGGGCTTCTTAGAGAACATCACAGAGTTGTTAGACTGCTGTCGGTGTGCATTGTCATGCAACCAGAAATCCTTCTTAGCTGAAATGAAATCGTCAATCTCTGGATCATCAACTGACATCAGAGCAATCTCAGCAGACCGTCTGGATGAGAGGGTTGTGCCCAGATGGTTTAACACATCCAAGATATCCATACGAGTTAGAAGCTGACCAGCACGGTTGTTTAGAAGCTGACAAATACGATTGAACGCTGTTGAGATTGTTACGTCCCCAGAGCTAATCCAGCCATACCCTTTCAGACGCTCACCGGATGCACGAACCTCACTGAAGTCTAGAACGATAACGTCAACCGCATCCTTCATTGCAAACAGCTTACCAGCCGCCTTAGCCCATGCTTCCGCGCTATCCCCCACTTTTAAGGTGTAGGTCTTAGAGCTAACAGCATTAACAGAAATCCAAGATTGGTTATTAGGGCACCCCTTGGCATCACCGAGGACCTTAGTGGAACGTACTATCTTTAGTTCTACCTTACGGGCGAAACCATTTAATGTACCAACGACAGGCTCAAAGCCCACACCACATCCTTGCAGCAGCAACCACATGGCATCAACAATATCATGGACAGTTTCGATACGACCAAACGAGCAGTTGAACTGAGATGCTTCTCGTGTCTTGGATACTTTTGTACCACCAAGCCACAATGTGCGACCAGATACGGTTGCCTTCCGATCCACCATAAGGTGGCGCAGGGTTTCTAGCTCGGCAACCTCAAGAGTATTCAGGCTCTTACCTTTAGCCCGTTCCCACAACCAACGCTGGTGACTTATTACACGATCAATGGTTTCGGCCCATGTTTCAAACGTACCATCATCTTTAGGACGATTGTATGTGCGGCGGGTAACCACGTTAGCCCGTGTCGAGAATTCTTGTGAGTTTTTCATTTGCCGCGCCCCCGTGCATCTTTGTCTTCGCCCAACCAGACCAGACGGTCGATGTCGCTGCGGTTAATACCAACATCTTTAAGCTCTCTATCAGAGAGCCTATTGAGTTCTTTGATAATTTTGCGGTGTTCACGCCAAGTCTGAGAAAATTTAACGTATCTCCAAAACCAACTCATCGTTGGTCCCCCGATCCGCTAATTACTCCACGTTCTTGGCGCGATTTAAGTTTTTCTAAGTTTTTAGCTGCAATATCATCTAGGTTCTGACCGAGGTCCCGCGAGAGAACTGCAAGATACCAAAGCACATCACCGAGCTCGTCACCGATTGCTGCTTTAGTTTCTTTGTCAAAGATGCCTTGATTATCCCGATAAATCTTTTTGATTTTATTCAGAACCTCACCACATTCCCCCGCAAGGCCCATAGCTGGGTATGAGATGCGGCAGTAAGCGGGGTAGATAGCTGTCTGTATTGCTTTTCGTTGGTAAAAAGAGAGGTCCATTAGTGCTCCTAGTTTGGGTTATCTAGGAACGGTGATTAATAGCCTCTAGTTGTAATACTCTTCATTATCAAAGTCCGGCAACGCTCTCATGAGGGCCGTAAGCCCTTCGTTATCAGAAGCTATCGCTTCGATGTTGTTGTCCTTGAGAAACCTGATTGCTGTGGACAATTCAGCCGCACTTGCCTCTCCGCTCTGAATACGTGTGAGTAGATCAGAAGCGATTGCAGAGTGTAGGTTTCCTAGTAATTCTTTAGATGCAGACATGTTAATCTCCTTCAGACAGCCAAGAGAATATCTTATTTGTCTGTGTAATGCGGTCATCTAGGCCGTGGTGGCCCCCGTTGACGCGCTTGGTTATTTTTCTAATGGTCTCATCATCAACACCAGCATCGGCAATTCTGAATAATGAGTTTGTTCTGAAGAACCACAAAGCGGTCTCAAATGCGTAATCTGTAGAGCACAGGTCCGGCGCGTCCATCACTTTTGGCAAGCGCATATCAGCGGCAAACATTCTGTAATTATCACGGCCAGTAATTTGTAAAAATCCCCGTCCTCGCCACAGAAAACCTTCCCCATTATTTCCTAAACGCCCACCATAAACCTTGTCTGCCAGTGCTTTCGCGTTCTTGGTATAACGCTCTGCATATTCTACAGTTTCAAAGCGAGAGGGCCACACAGCTTGAATGCGTTCAGCACTGGTGTAGTATAGGGATTCCGTGGTGGTTTTGAAGCCGCCGGATTCATGATGTGCCTGTCCCAACAGATGAGCGCCCTGTTTAGGAGATAACTCATAGTGTTTAACAATAGCCTTCGCTGTAGTGGGACCGAAGTCACCATCAGCCGCAACACCAATCCTCTCTTGAAGACCTTTCATCGCCTTGCTCATTTTGCTACGCCTTTAGTTTTTTCAAATGAACGTAGACCGCCTAATCCCAAAAGGCCCATCAAAACAGGCATCATAACGGATGTGTCAGCTTGTGGTACATTGATGTCAAACGCCGCGCAGATCGGGGATACTAAGAAGTTTATCGCCATCCCGATTACACATATCCAAGCGGTTGCTGGTCGCCAGCTAGATTGGAACCAATTGCCCTTGGCCTCTTCTTTATTCACAGCCAACTGGGCGATTGCCAAGTCCTGAGCATAGCGTTCCGACATGGTTGCAATTTCATGGGCCAAGGCAGCCGCCTGACTTTTATCAGGAATTATCTTATCTAGGAGACCCGTTACTGGGCCTATGAGTTGTGAGAGCATTTACTTACTTTCATTAGCCATCCAGACAGCAAACGCGCCCGTGGCGGCGCCTACTATGGTACTTACGAATGCTGTCTGTTGGGTGGTTGCGGTGGGGCCTAGCGACATAAACCAATCGCAGACATTCCAAGCCATTACAGTGAACGCGACCATCATTAATCTGGGCATTAGCTTCCAAGCCAATACCCTCTCCATTACTAAAGTCATGTGGGGTCCTTTGTTAAAAATCTATGAACCCAAGGTGCCAGAGGTACGCACCCCCTGATCCTAAGACCAAGAGCGAAAGACCTAATACCAATAACCCAAGGAGTATGTTTTCTTTGAGTTCTTCTGCTTTTAGAATAGCAAGGCGCTGTGTCTCATTGCGTTCCAGACGTATTTCTCGGCGTATTGCCAGTAACTCCTGATACGCTCCGTACCCTCTGGTATTCATTATGAGTTCTCTAAGTTGTGCCTCTGCATCAGCAGCCTTTTGCTTGGACAAGAATGTGTCCAATGCTTCCTCATTTGGACTGGCAAAGATTGATGATTGCTTCTTTTGGTGCTTTTGGTTTGCACTATCGACTGAATCAAAAAAACTACTTATTTCTTTGGTCATGTCATAAAGCTGTTTTCCAGCGGATATACCACCTTTGACGGCTGCGTAAGCCGTTAGGGGATCAATCATTTAATGTTATCCTCCTTGGGCAATTGTAGTTTGGGGACACCCTGTACACCCTGTCGTGCCAATGGGAGTTGGTCCCACAATCATAATAACACCGTTTGTGAAACCAACTTCCTTGACCGCTGATGAACATATGGGCGTACCCTACGAACACCAGAGTGCAGAGCACTTAGCTATTCGCTTGCCATCTTTTCGACAGCGCCTCGTATATGTTGAATGTTTACGTCGATACGGGCCATGCTTATTGCTTGGGCCTGTACCATTCCCTCAACTCTGGTAACGCGCTCTGAGAACATATTGATACTCTCAGCGTTTCGGTCAATATCGCCCATCATCATACTCACAGTCCAAACTATAGCTGCTCCCTGAGTTATGAGGCCGACAATTAATGTTAATGGCACACTCTTAGAGAGATGCCAGTTTTCACTGTCAGTCATTTGGTTATCCTAGTTTAAGGGTGGGGGTGTTCTTAGGTTATCGGACTAACCACATTTCAACTTCATCATTAATATCAAACAGCTTGCGCCATGTGGATTTAGTAGGCTGACCTTTGTAGAGAGGCAGTTTACCCAACATACCAATAGCTTGCCATTCAACCCGATCTTTACGTGGGATGTACTCACGATCAGGATCGTAGTTCTCCGACAAAATCATCCGCTCTTTGACTTCGGCTACAGCATCATCAGGGATTTCTATACCGTTCAAAGCTGCGCTTTCAACTGAGTGCCATTGTTCCCACTGGTCTTCTGGGTTCTCTTTCTTACCCCAACCATACATGGTGTATTTCTCTTTGACTTTCTCTCCGAATTTTCCCCGTTGATACTTGCCTGTCCACGCTGCCCAAGAACTATCGCCAACTACAGCGGCTTCAACTGAGACTATTCCTAAGAAATCTCCATCAGTATCGTCTTGATTTGCTATACGCATTTTACCTTCACTAGAGAGGACTACAGAGTAGCCTCGGCGGTCTTCGTCTTCAGGGTTTCCATCTTCCCACTCAAAGTATTCTGCGTAGTCAGCGGCGCCCATATCAGCACCGCCGTCAAAATAACCATTACCGACAGCATCAAATTCAATACGTGCCTGCCCATCAACATAGACTAAAAACACGTCATCCGTGTTAGCGGTTTCTCTACCCACAAGTGTTACATAACCCGTGTAAGTAGCAGCCCCGTGAACCCCTCCGGTATTAGAGTAAGCAGTGATGGAATGATCCCTAGCGGCGTAGTAAGTTGTTGTGGAGCTATCGCCTCGCCTCGTCCGACCCGCATAATGAGCTCCCCACGACCAAATACGGCCGCCGTTGTCCATCACAATAGCATTATTTTTACCTGCATCTGTGTCTTGTGTCTCGTTTTCGACATATGCTGAATTAGCGACGAATACGCCGTAGTCAGCGTCAAGACTGTCTCTTGATAATATTTGAGTGTAGTTTTTGTAGTCAGTGGTAATGTCAGATGAATAGCATGTCACGGTTGATAAGGTATCCGCGTTATACTCTATAACCCCATCGCCGCGATATACACGACCTGCGCTGATATTATCAAAGGTAAAAAAGTCATTATTATAGAAACCGCCGTCAGGTAATTCCGTCGAACCCCCTACGCCTGAATAAAATAAGTGAGCACTGTTCCCCGTGCCCCCATCATTAGCCAGATAGTAACTGACAGGAGTAGTATTTTTAAAATCAGGCGTATTTACAGACGCAAAGGTGGCGTTTCTGTCCGCATCTAGGAACTCTGTGTCTGACATAAAGAGAGAACAATCGACCGTGCTACTGCCAAACGCCACCTCACCACCAGAAATTTGGAGCTTAAGACGGCCAGCAACACCATTGACGCGCTGAACTATCTCATTAGTATCAATGATTAGGTTTGATCCCGCTGTATCGCCAATCTGGATACCGTGGTCTGTTGACTCAAGAGAAGCATCTCCCGTGGCAGTAACTCGCAGCCTATTGAGAGTTGTTTCAGTGTCGGTTATTGTTACTTTAGTTGATGTTGCAGCGTCTGCAATACCAATAGACGTAGGCAAGGTATCCCAAGCAGAACCATTCCATACATACATAGCATCGGAAACACTGTTCCAATATATAGCTCCAGTGATAAGGGCCTCACCGTCGTTATCAAGAGTGGGAACTACGGACTTGGCTCCCAAATAACGATCTGTGAAGCTATCCAACGAATCCGCCGCAGCCTGTTTGCTTGCTAGTGCTGCTTGTTCTGAAGCTAAAGCAGCGGCTTCACTTGCGGCAGCAGCAACTTCACTCAGACCCGCAGCAACTTCAGAAGCCAGTGCGGCACCCTCACTCAGACCCGAAGCAACTTCACTCAGACCCGAAGCAACTTCAGAAGCCAGTGCGGCCCCCTCACTTGCGGAAGCAGCCTGTTCTGAAGCTAAAGCAGCGGCTTCACTTAGACCCGCAGCAATACGGTGGTTATCAGCATCGGTGGCATCTGATTGTACGGTTGCTAGGTATCCCTGAGTAAGATCACGCGCAGTCTCGCTGGCCGTTTGTGCTGCCTGTGCATCCTCCATGTGTGTTTCAGCTTGATCTCGAAGTGCTTCAGTTGCCACCTCCGCAGCAACGGCACCATCCTGTGCAGCCGCATCAACAGTATCCAGAACCTCTTGCATAGAGTATAGAAGGTAGTCTGAATTCTTGTTGAGGTCTTCTGCTAGTAGTGCAGAGCCATCCGCGAAGGTAATAGCACGGGTTTGAATGGGTGTCTCGCGGCGGATTTCAATGGTCGCTCCAGCAACCACAGCCCCCCCGATACTATCAGTGATGCGTAGGGTTGTGTTGTTTAGTTTTAAGAATGTGTGGTTGGCTGTCGGATCAGCATTGGACGTACCATCAACATAAACCGCAATGTGGTCTTCATCTAGGTAGTCCCATGTGATCAGATAGTCAGTGTTCGTGCCGTCGGCAGTGTAGGCCGAAACAGCATATTTAACTGTGGGCATCTGTATATCCTATTGGTTAGGGAAAACTGCATCAAAGTTCTTGAAGCGTTCCAAACTATTTTGTGAGATTGCTGGGGTTTGTTCGAGAATTTGAGATTTAATAACCTCAACTTTACTCTCCTGACTTTGCCGCATGAGTTCCGCAAATTCTGGGATTTCACTCTTGGCCTTGTCACGATAGGCTTGAATTACCTTACCTATAACCTGACCTTTGGTGCCTTTAGCTCCTAGACCTGAAGACCCATCAATTGACTTACTGTAACCCTCGCTTGCCATAACTTCTGCAAGTCTGTCCCTTAAATTCATCCCGTTAATTTCGGTTACTGAAGTTTGTTCTAAAACTTTGTCGAAGATAGACTGTGGTCCACCCTTATATGGTACGTCTTTGAGGTTTTCGTTCTTACCGCCTATAAAGATTGTACCACTTAGTTGAGAGAACGCCGATCCGTCCTTTATGGACACGCGGTTTAGTTCAGCTAGAACTGGGTCATCTTTGCGCCAGTTTCCAATATTAGCTAGACCCATTGGGTCCATCTTGGATGTTGGTCGCTTGATAATCTCACCAATAACATTACGTTTTGGATCAAGGCCCTCATACAAACCTGTGCGAGACAGAAGTGCATCTGTTACCGAACGAACCTCGCGGAACGCATCATCCCCGTTGGTCTGGTTTAGAATGTTAGGAACAAACGACCCCACCATATTGTAAAAGGCTTTCTCGGACTTCATCGGGTCGCCCATCATCATTCCGAATGTATCAGCAAGACCTCTTGTGAAAGTCTTGTTTATGGTGTTCTCTGCAATTGCGAGAGTTAATGCAGCAGCTATGTTGAGCTTTGATGTCTCACGTTCATTGTAAGGATCACGGATAATCTCGTTTACATCAGCAAAGATGGACAAGACGTTAGCCAGTGGCTCATAGCGTTGGTAACTAAACCAATAGTAGGACCCGTCATCATTATGTATCTTGATTGAGTATGGCTGGTTGTTCTTTAGCCACTCAGCGCGGATACGAAAATCCGTTGGTCCAGACCCTGTAAAATCCCCACGACCCGCAAGGAAGTACCCAACAGATGTAATAGCTGCACCTGTCATAATCTTACCCCTTGCCTGTGCTCTTAGGAGAGGATCAGCACTAGCAAGATCACTGCGGAACCGCTTGGATGCAAACTGCAACACAGGCATGTTCTGAAACGACTGACTTAGGATGTTAATTGGAGTACGAACGAATGGTAGAATGAAACGGAACATTGCTGCACCCACACCCTCACCCCGTCCCAGTGATTGGAATTTCTGCCCCATAGAGCCAGCTTCTAGTGCCTCTGTGAAAGATGCACGTTGTGACTGTAACAAGGCAGCGGCCCGTATAGCTTCACCGTTTGATCCAAAGCTTTTAGCAAAATAATCTTTAACGAACTCTGCACGTTTAACACCTTTAAGTCCTGCATTATCAGCTTCCATCGCCGCATCAGCCATGACACGACCACGGTAAGTGGCTTGCTTAAAGAACTCGTCCATACTCAACAGGAACCTAGAAGGAAGTGAAACGATCTTCATAGGTAGGCTCTTAGAACCCTTACCGATGTCAGTATTCATATCAAACTTAGTTGATAAAACATCCAAGACAGAGATGTCATCTCTAAACGCGGTCATGGCCATCTTCATTGCTTCTAAAGAAGATGATAATTGGTAAGCCAATGTTCTCACACCGTGTTTAACCTGACCGCCTAGGATTTGCTGTAGTGGTATAAGGACAGAGTTAGCGGCAGTACCAATCATGTTGACCTGCTGAGTACCTACACCAGACAACAGCGCGTTGATCCGATAGTGGTTAACCATGTCCATAGTTTTCTGAAGGCTTTTACCCAAACCCAATGCTGCCTTGAGGGGTTGATCAGATTCAGCGATTGCCTTGGCTACCGCACGGGCATCCGAGTTTTCCGCAGAGTTCTTGATCATCTCACGTAGCTTAGGATCAGCTATGCGTGTCATCTTCATGGCATTAAGCGCACGACCCACGTTTGCCCTAGCTGCATCAACGGACATAAGCACGTTAGCAGCGACTTCCCTCCGAGCATTAAAGGCCATCATGACCTCTTCTATACTTTGGTAGTTTCCCGAAATCTTGCCAGTTGTAATCATTTGGCTGAGTTCTTTTAACTCAAGTTCCATAGCAAGGAGCATCTGATCTTTTGCAGCGATCTCAGCAGCCAGTTGATGCGCTGGGACATTGCGCCCATTCCTCATTTCTTTAAGAAACGCTTCAGGGTCCTTACCCAGCAGATCAGCCATATGGCGTACCCGCCGTGTAGTCTGGGCCTTTACGGTAGCCCAACGCTGAACGTCACCACCACGCATTTCAAGGAACTCTTTTTCCATGACATGTTTGACAGCAGCCATCGAAGATAAAACATCATCGAAGTCATTCATCGTATCAATCGATCTAAACGACAACCTTACTGCTTCAGCGGCCTTTCTAGGGTCACCATCAGCAAGTCGCGTCATATAGCGAATGTTCTCGATTTGCTCAGATGTAAGACGGTATGGAACCTTAACAGCCTTGGCTACTTCTTCAGCGGTCTGTGCTACAGGAGTAGAGACAGGCGGTAAATCTAAGTCTAAGGACATTTGCCCATCAACATCGGTCTTTGGAAACACGGTGTCTGTCAGGTCAATTGTCTTCTGTGCGTCTGCCGCTATTTCATCAACAGATTGCCGGATAGGTGTATCAATCTCAGCAGCGAACTCTTTAGATGTAGCTAGGAATTCTTCAGCAGATTTAGCGTCACCATTCTTCATCGCCTTAGCGGCCTTGAGGCCGTAGAATACGCTCTCAATGGCTAAACCAAGAATACTACCCTCAACTACGTTACGGGTACGATTGGCCCACTCAGGGTCATCAGGATCAGTGGCAAGTAGTTCTGTCATGAGGCCCATGTCGGCCCCCATGTCCTTTAGGGCTGCTGTGAGGTTGGGATCGTCTGGGTTCATTACGACACCATCAACAACAGCACCAATCGCCAAGCCCTGTATAATACGCCCACTTTTTACCACCTTAGAGGCGATACCGACATAAGGCACCGCAAAGGATGTGATACCTTGAACAAGCCGACCCAGCGTATGATCCGCATCTTTAATATAATTCATGCCCTCAGGGTCCATTTTTCCCGCCGCTTCTTGGCGTAAAAACTCTTCACCTGAGATAAGGCGAAAACCCTCACCATCCCCCCAGACTAAGCGAGGAGAAGTAGTCCCTGTGACACCCTCGTAAACCCAATTACCAAAATCACCCACCCCGACGATAACGTCCTCAACACCCGCAAGGGGTGCTTGGATTAACGTGTCGTACATGTAACCGTTCTTCTCTTTACCCTCCTGTGGCTGGGGGACAGCTTTGTTACCCCCAGTTAGGATGGATTGAGCCTGACCAGCACCGTGCATCTGATCAAACGCCATTATGGTGGCTTGGTTTTCTGCATTACTCTTTAGGTACTCTATGTCACGCTTAGGAATAACCAAGGCATCATTCTCTAGAGTCGCACTTGCTATGTCATTTAAGTAGCTCTCGGCTGCGCCCCCGCCATAACGGTTGTTGAATGCAGCAAGA